CGTCGAGAAGCTGCATTCCAAGCAGAACTCGCAGAAATCAAAAGACTTGCCGGTTTTCCCATTGTATAGGGTTTAAAAAAGGTATATACTCTAGTACTTGGAGGAATACTTTTATGGCTTTCAAAGCAGGCATGCACCAACCAGTAAATGATTACGATGTAGACTTCGACGCAGTTATCGCAAAGATGTCACAGGTACAGCCGCGTGCATCCTATCCGCTAGTCGGATGGGGCAAGAAAAGTTTCATCGAAGCCAGCATTAAAAAGAAAGCCGGAAACCGAATTGTGTTTGAGGTGTTTGCCGAGACCACATTCAATACAGCGCCCACCGATCCCGAACTTGGGTACACAAAGGATGAGGCTCAGATGTTCAAAGGCGTAACTATTACCAACAACGAAGAACAGACAAACTCCAGCGGTCACCTATCGTCAATGGGTGAGATGTTGGAATACACGGACTTCGTAAATCGTTTCATTTCAGATGAAGCGACCCGTGTCACCTTGGGTCTAATTTTTGATAACATGGCAGAGCAGATGAAGTGCAGTGACGAAATGCTCGAACGTGTAAACAAAGCGTGGACAAGCCGTGCAACGAATGCACAAGAATTATTTTACGTACCGTACCATTAAATGCTAGTACTAATCAGACACGCCGAATGCGTTGCAAATACCGAGAACCGAAAGGTTGGGCACACGCAATCACCCCTAACTCCCCACGGAATCGTGCAGGCTAAAGAGTTAAAGGATGATATGGGTGGCTACAAATACGATGCAGTCTTCACCAGCGACCTTGAGCGCTGTCAGGACACGACTTCGTATGCGTTAGGGCACACGCACCCGCGAGAGACTTGGACGCTCTCAGAAGAACTCAGGGAGCGCTCAGGCGGTCTTCTGGAGGGAATGACCTACCAAGACATCCGAAAGCAGTTTGCTCCCAAGTATTACAAGCTGTGGCAGCGTGATTACTTTGAAGCGCCACCGCAGGGAGAATCCTTCCGTGATGTTGAAGACAGGGTGATTCCGTTCTTCCGCGAGTACGTGGTACCGCTGGTGAATGAGGGCAAGAATGTTTGGCTCTGTTCTCACACGATTCCGATGAAAATTCTCATTGGTTACATCAAGGGAATGGAAGAAGCTGCCATTATGAAATTGCCAATCGACAACGCAATGCCTTACGTGCTTTATGGAAACATCCGAACCTAAATTCTACTACATTATCAGGGAATCCGACGGTACCATCGCTGGTTATCATACGCGCAACGGACCCAACCATGAGCTTACTGCCCTTGGTTACAAACTTGAGCCCTCCACGCAAGCCATAATCGAAACGTTGCACGCGTTTGGTATGGGTATAAAACGCGTCCCCCTGTTCGATGATAGCGCCTCAAACAAAGAATTCTTCATGGTTACCCCCGACTCTTAAATCATATTGTCTCCGAACCCTAAATAGCTACATCAGGGTAAATAATCCCATAGTACATAGGAAACAATAACAATGACTGTCAACTCGCTTTCAAACTTTGGTGTACCGGGACTGAACGGTGACCGTTCGGCTCAGCTTCAACCAATTTTATCCAACCGCTTCCGTGCGTTGTTTTTCAACTTCGGAACACCGGGTGAAGTAGCACCGTATGACCTGACACGCCAGATGCGTCGCATGGGTCGTCCGAACCTCGAATTCGAAACACAAACACTTTACTCCTACGTGTCTACTGTCTACATCGGTACTCGTGGTGAATGGGGAACAGTGGACGTTGTTTTCGTAGACGACATCACCAACTCCGTACAGCAACGCGTACAAGAGCAGGTTGCCAAGCAACAGAACTTCTTCGACCAGACCATGTCTCGTGCCGGTGAGAACTACAAGTTCGAAATCGACCTAGACGTACTTGCTGGTGGGCAGTCTGCTGGTGGTTCTGCATCTGATCCAAACATCATTCAAAAGTGGTGCTTCGCTGGTTGCCAAATTACCAACATGAACAATAACGAGCTATCTTATGAGGAAGCAACCGCGATGGAAATCACGTTGACTCTACGTTATGACAATGTTATCGGTTTCAACCAAGATGGTTTCCGTATGGGTGTCTTCTCCCACGCTCCACAGATTGGTGCCCAACAGGGTGTTATCTCTACTGGTGCCGGTTCTGCCGGTGGTGGCGTTAGTACTTCGGGTGCTTCGGTTAGTATCGGTGTTTCTGGCTCGACTTCAATCGGTGGTGTTTCAATCGGTGGTAGTGTTGGTGGTTCATTCGGACTATAAGAACCAAAGGTAAGAATTGAAAAAGGGGCGTTAAGCCCCTTTTTTATTTGCGTCGTAAACGTGCAGCTTCATGCTTAGCGCGTTCTTTTTCCAGATTCTTTCTGGTGCGGTTGACAGCCTCCTTATGTTTTTTGCGGCGAGTATCCGATGGCTTCTCATAATAACGCCTATCCATAGCGTCCCTGATTGATCCATCATCGAACAATTTCTTCTTGAGAATCTTTAATGCTTTATCAACATTCCCGTTACGTACATCAATGCGCATGCTTTCTCCGTTATTAGGTTGTGGTCTGCGGGTAAATATACTTATTAGGAGTATTGAATATGGCAGTCAATAAGCGCGACTTGAACACATTAACCGATGAAACGGGTTGGCCGTTTGTAAACTATGCTCAGGAAGAGCGTAATTTACAGTCGGCTCCGGGCAATATTGCCTCGGCGTTAAGTATCCCCCGATTCAAGTTTACATGGGCAGTCGAATTCCAATTCAGTCCGCGAGCATTAGATAATCCAATAACTAATTTGGCTGATTTTATCAATGACCGTGGGCGGTTATACGTACACCTGATATCCATCAATCACCCATCATCCACAATCAAGACAGAAAAATTACGGTCGTACAACAAATGGATTAATGTACCAACGCAAGTTGAACATCCGTCAGCCAGTATGACATTCCATGATGACTCGACTTCCGTCGTTCAAGCTCTCTGGAAGGAAAATCTGAATTTCTATACACATCAAGCAACCATTGGTGACACACTATCTGGTAATCGTAGGACAAATTTAAGTTGGACTGACGAAAGTAACTCGTATCAATTCACCGATGACTTGACTTCGACAGATGGCGGCGAAATGCGTTCCGCGATGGGGCGGAGACCTTCGTTGGGTATGAGATTAAAACCCAATGACGGAAGACACTTTTTTGAATCCATAAAGATTATTGACCTCGGTACCGAACCGGACGGTCTTAACGTATATTGGTATCATCGTCCGATTATAACCGGATGGGATATTGACGCACTCGACAAAGAAGATCGTACCGGAAACGTCAGAGTCACTGCCTCATTTGATTATGAGTCAACTTATTTCACCATCGGTCAATATCGTGGTCGTTTCGCGGGCGACGGTGAGACGGACGATAACGGACGCTTGTTTGCAGGGCGTGGTGCGCGTAAAGCGGGTATCGCTCGTGATGGATTGGAAGGACGTGTCAACCGTCCCGTAGAACTCACAGAGGGTATAGTAGCCCCTGCTACTATCAGAGCAGCGGCAGAAGCAAAACGAGCGGCAGAAGTAGCAGCGGCAAACGAATTTATACACGACTTCGATGGTGTATTTGAACCGGCTCTTGAGAGTGAATTGAAACCAACTATACCGGAGAGTCTGGAAGGTAAGCAACAAGATTTGGAACAAGTTGAAGCAGAACGTGCAGCAATATTTGAGGATGCTCTCGAAAATGAAGACGCCGATTTAGAGAGACTGTCCGAACTTAATAAACGAGATAATGAACTGACCGAGGCAATCAAGGAACAGAAAGCAACCGAGGCAGCAAGTGCCTTCCCCAACGAACCCGAACGTTCCGCATTACTTAATACCCAAGATGCAGCTAATATTGGTACATCAGATATCAGCACCACTTCGGTGCCCGACCCCGCTAACCAACAACTAGCAGACGATTTCCAATCTAACGCTGACTTCGCACAAAGGTCGGCTGATTTTGCTAATGCGAGTGCGGAGAGTCAGGAAAAGACCGCACAAGATATAGTTGAGTCCAACCCCAAACTGTCCCGCGAGTTGTCCGAAAACGCCGCTGAACTTAGAGGGCTAGCAAAAGAGCAACAACGAACCGCTGATATATTTCAAGAGTCTGCCGATGCAACTAGACCCTTAAACCAATAATGGCTCGCTCAACTAACAAAGGCGCATTCAATCCCCAGTATCCACAGAAGTATACGGGGGATTATCCGATTATATATCGCAGTTCGTGGGAGTTGGAGTTCATGCGCTATTGTGATTTACATCCGGGTGTTATGGAATGGGCTTCAGAGCCGCAAAAAATTCCTTACCAGAATCCACTGAACGGAAAGCAAACGGTTTATGTTCCAGACTTTCTCGTGACATACATGAAAGCGGGTGGTGGCACAAGTACCAAACTCATCGAAATCAAACCACTCCACGAAGCATCCGCAGCGCACGCAACCAATAGGATGGACGTAGCCCTCAGAATCAAAAATGAATCCAAGTGGGGTGCAGCAGCACAATGGGCAGCACGTCGCGGCATTGACTTCATCGTATTGACCGAAGCTGAGTTGTATAGTAACCACGCAAATCGCAAGGGTCGTGCTCACCCAATCAAAGCTGTGGGTAAGGAACAAGTACGGTCTAATAAGCCATCCACTAAGGGCAAAACGAAGAAACAAACGGCATCAAACCTTGGCACAGCGAGCAGAGCGGCTAGATCACAATCCAAGGCTAGGTTGGGTAATTCGGTAAGTAGAGTAGGTAAGGTACAAAAAGCTAAGAGGTCAACCAAACGATGAATCAACGTTTAAATCCCAACATTGCCGCAGCGCTAGACATGGACCTTCCTGACGAAGTTCCGGTGGAAGAAAGTGCTCCCGTGATCATTGTTGAACCTCATGAGATAGTAGCAGTAGCGAATGCAGATTTGCCAGACATGACCGACCTCGAAGTCAAAGTAGTACAAGGTGAGAAACAATTAGAACAGATTATCACCAAGGGTATGGGTATGTTCACAGAGTTATATGATGAACTCTCCGGCATTGACCCGAAGTACCGCAATCGCCATTTAGAAACCACAGCCCTCGTTATGGGACACACTCTGGATGCCATCAAGCACAAGACTGGTCACCAACTAAAACGCAAAAAGCAGCGTATGGAAGAAGCTGAATTTGGCAAAGACGAGAGCAAAACTAATATAGGAACAGCCAACTTTTACGGCTCGCGTGAAGACCTCATCAAAATGATGAACGATGCCCAAACTGTGGATGTCCCACCAGAAAGCGAAACTCAGTAAATATGTTTGATAACATAGGAAACTCAACAATGTCCAAGTCATTCCGAGCGCATCTTGCGGAACAAGACGCTGAATACGTCTACCACATTAAGTCAACGCGGCATTTGCACGATGATGAAATCTTCGGCAACTTGCAAATTGGACTGTTGGGCTATGACCTACGTTCGCTAGAACGCATCTCGTATCACCCACTTGCGGCTGTTGAGCCAATGTTTGCCCCGAGCAATGATGAGCCGGGACTGGATAAGATTTTTCATGTCCGCGTCGTTCTAGGAACTGACGTTGACAACGGTGTTCTTCGTCAGAAGATCGCCATGTTCACTGCAATAAATTGGAAGTATCTCGTAGTCCATAAGGACGGCGAGAAAATGGAAGACGATGAAACAATCGATCTCCATCCTTCAATGACCGGTGGCACATACAAGAGCCTTGCGAAGCATGCCAAGAATTGGGATGCAACCGTAGATGCTGATAACATCGACAACAAGGCACAAACCCTCGTGGGCTTAGACCGTATTGACGCTTTCATGCGAGAGCTAGATACGGACAGAAAGGCACGCGAACAAGAGGTAGAAGGGCGGAACGTCCAACCAAACTTGACGGAATCATTCGTCACAACACACTTGGCCCTCTGCGACGTGTTCGGAACAAATTCTCCAAAGGGCTTCTACCTAGTAGAACGTCACGAAGACGAACCGAGCATGATGCACATAGAGGGACCGTTCAAGCAACAGCCGACGAACTATGAATTCGTCCCCGACCTAAAGGTCAGGGGCTCAGGGACATTTGAAGTCCTCAGTGAAAGTCAGGTTCGATTGGTAGAGCATGATCGTGATTTTAGGTTCACGCGCCCATTGGTTGAGCGTATGGTACCAAAACCATTTGAGGTTACCGTTCAGGATCAGGACACAGGAAAAACATATGATGTCCTCGTCAAAGCGCTTTCAGAGACCGATGCCAGAGAGGCAGGGGTTGAAACCGTAGCAAGTCAAGAACAGTTAGACCCTGAGAGGTTAGTCGCGATTGAGCCAATTATGGTCAATTAAATGCCTTCACTATCCGAAGCACAAGGCGGCAAGATAAAACCTGCCGGTCATAAACAAACATTCGAACCATGGCAAATTAACGAGATTCTGAAATGTCAGAATGATGCCATCTATTTCTCTCGTAATTATGTCATGATTCAAAACCCCGTCCTCGGGGCAATGAAGTTCGATCTCTACGATTACCAAGAAAGTCTAATCGATGTCTACCAAGACAACAGATTGACTATCGCTATGCTCTCCCGTCAGTGTGGTAAGACGCAAACCGCTGCCGCATTTCTATTGTGGTGGGCTATCTTCAAAAAAGACCAACGTATACTCATCGCATCGAAAGATGCTGAAGGTGCAACGGATATCATGGAACGCCTATGGTATGCTTACGAAGAATTGCCGTGGTGGCTCAAGCCCGGAGCAGAAACCAACATCGTAACTCGAAAGAAGTTCGACAACGGTTCCAGCATCTTCGCTTCAGCTACAACTGCTACCAGTGGTCGTGGTAAAGCCAACTCCCTAATTTATCTCGACGAGTTCGCATTCGTGCGTCCGGGTATTGCTGATAAATTCTGGACATCAATCTACCCAACAATCGCTACCGGTGGTAAATGTATCATCACCAGTACTCCCAACTCAGACGAAGACAAGTTCGCTAAAATCTGGTTCAACTCTAAAATGGCTGCATCTTCTGATCCGTGGGTGGATGTATATGCCGCACGTCAAAAGGATGCCGGTTCAATAGACGAACAAGAAGATGATGAAGAGTGGCAAATTCTGTACGAGAACGATGAAGCGAGACTTGATTTTGAGGCTAAGGAAGACGAGGACTTGTTCGAAGGCGAAGAAGAACTGGAAGGATTTGCAGGATTTCACGCACACTGGACTACGATTCCTGATGGCGTCGGTGGCTTCCGTGGACAAAAATTCAAGAACCAAATTATCAGGGCTGGTCTGTCAGAAGCAGAATGGCTGAGCGAATTCGAATGCGCATTCGTATCTGGTGATTCCACTCTGATTGCTGCTACTAAGCTGGCAGGATTGAAGGGCGTCGTCAAGAAACCAAGGTTCATTGACAAGTGGGGAATGCGCTGGTACTCCGAAATCAAGCCGAATCAAATCTACGGTGTGGTACTAGACCCGTCCGAGGGTGTTGGTGCAGACGATGCGTGCATCCAAGTTTGGGAAATCCCACAGATGCGCCAAGTGGCGGAATGGAACAACAACTGGGCGGATCAGGTCGAGCAAACCAAGATGCTCCGAAGAACTCTGAAGCGAATCTACATGATTCAAATGAATGACACGGAACACACGACGGGATGCCAGACTTATTACTCTGTGGAACGTAACGGACTCGGAATCGGTATACTCAATTCCATTGATTATGAGAACGAGCAAACATTCCCGGGCTACCTAATCGACTCAACCATGACATCGGTCAACGCACGCGGTGACGGAATGAACACTGGTTCTCCGAACAAATGGAGAGGACTCCTGACCAATGTCACGTCCAAGCGTCGATACAGTGTGGAACTGAAAAACCTCATCGAGAGAAATCTGTTCATCCCCCGTTCCAAGCACTTAGCTTCACAGTTGAAGACATTCGTCCGGTCTGGTGCTAGCTACGCTGCGAAGGAAGGAGCCAAGGACGATATCGTAATGTCCTGCGTGTTAATGGCTATGCTGATTGATGAAGTCAGATTCCATGAACCGGACTTGGATGACCTAATACGTCCTGACATGGACGACTACGACGCGGATGACTTCGACCATCCTGACAATATGGCCATGCTTCCCATGCTCTGACTTGACTTTCTCTTTGGTCGGTATCATCTTGATTATGATACTGACAATTACTAAGAGAAAACCATGGCATCGGACCGTAAATTTGAGAAGGCTTTTACTGAACAGGACATGTTAGATTCCATTGCTTCCGATTTTGGTGGTGGTGAATCCGCAGTGGATACTGCCCTCCCTACCCCAGAGCGGGTGGACGAAGCAGCACACATTCCACGCGTTCGTGTGAAGGTTAAAAAGCTCCCCCATTTCGACGGACTCTCCGAACTCGCCATGGCTACAATTGGTAGCGTCGGTATCGATCTTTACTGTGCGGTCAATAAGTCGGTTTGCCTAAATAACATGGGTGCGAGGGAAATAATTCCTACGGGAATTTCCATCGAACTACCGATTGGTTTCGAAGCTCAAATTCGACCACGGTCTGGATTGGCAGCAAAATACGGGATCACCGTTCTCAATACACCGGGAACAATAGATTCTGATTATCGGGGCGAGATAGGCGTCATCTTGGTGAACCTATCTACAAAGAAATTCTTCGTTGAACGAGGAATGAGAATAGCCCAGATGGTTGTCAAACCTACTATCATACCGGTTCTCGACTATGTTGAAGAACTGGACTTGACAGGACGTGGTGAAGGCGGATTCGGATCAACCGGACAATAACTTAATAGAACTGTATAAAACTGTAATAAATTTGTAGATTCAATAAAGAACTGCATATAACTTAAGAGGAATAGTCTAATGACTACAATGCTAGAACGCATGCGTGCCCGCGTGCAAGAACGTGCCCCACAATTCGAAAAAGATTACTCAATCTACGCATTCTGGAACCTTAAATTTGGTGGATCAAGTACCTTCCGCCTGTTGCCATTCAACGACCCGTATACCGGTGGTTTCTGGACCGAAAAGGTCATGCTGCCAATGCAATTCACCGATCCCAGTGATCCTGAAAAGGTTGTTAAGTTCATGGCTCCGTGTCGTGAAATGTATGATCACGCCAACAAATGCCCTATCCTCGTACCCGTGCGCGAACTGTACGACGAAGAAAAGGAACTGCGGAACTCTGGTAACACCAAGGAAGCCGACAAGCTGAAGAAGATCGCCGGTTTTCACTGGAAGAAGCCTACCTTCTACTACCAAGGATTTGTTAACAAGTCCGGCATGGCGGAAGAAGAAACTCCAGAAAATCCGATTCGTGTCTTTCCGTTCAACAAGAAGATTCATCAGATCATCTATAACTCGATCTTCCATTCCGACGAAGACCCGTATGAAACTCTACCATGTGGTGAGTTCACTCAGGAAGACGTTGAAGCGCTTCTCGGTGACGGCGATGTAGATATGTCGATTTTCGACGGCTACAACTTCATCGTCAAGAAGGGACAACAGGGCGAATACGCCGACTGGACAACTTCGTCTGGCTGGTCCAAGTCCCAGAGCCCACTTACTGATGAGCAACTGGCTGCTATCGCGGAGTACAAACTCCACGACCTGACCAAGCGTCTGCCTGACCGTCCAAGCGAAGAGATGTATGAAGTGCTGGCTGAGATGATGACTCTCTCCGTTCAGCGCCAACTTACTGGCGAAGTCGCGGTATGGAACACCGAATGGGAAGCACTTGGTTTCAAGCCTTTCCGTCAGCGTGGTGACAAGTCCCAAGCTGGAGATGCAACTAAATCTTCCGCTCCGGCTTCCACTGAAGAAGGCGCAGGTGCCGGTAGTGCACTCGACCGTCTGAAAGCTGCACGCGGTAAGACCGCTGAAGCTCCAGCCGAAACCGAAGCCGAATCACCAGCCGAGGTTGCAGCCGCAGCCGACACTGATGTCAAGGTTGAAGAAGTTGCTGTTCCTGAAGAAGCGGGTGAGACTCAGGTCTCCGATCTTGCAGCTAAGATCAAAGCTCGTGTAGGTAAGAAATCGGCGTAAGCTGATGTGCCCGACCCTGCTGAACGATTACCTCCTTTTAGTTCGCGGGGTCGGGTTTTTGCCTAAACTGAGAGGAAACAATTATGGCTAGTAAATTCACAAAGAAGCGCCAGAAGGCGTTCTCAACTCTAAAATCTGAGACGATTAAAGCAGGGTTTTCCAACATCGACATGTGGGTTGATATGGGAAATTTCTCAATGAATCGTATCATGTCCGGCAAGTTCAATGAAGGACTGCTGTTCGGACGACAGTATGTATATTACGGCGAGTCTGGTTCGGGCAAATCCCTACAGACAGCTTATGCATGCGCTAATGCACAAAAGGCACATAACGCGTTTGTCCTATGGATCGACGTGGAAAAGGCAACCGATGATGTCGCTGGTCAGCAATGGCTTGAACGTGTCGGTGTCGATCTTGACGAAGATAATTTTCAGTACATGACTGGCGCTACGCTCAGCGATTGTAAGAAGACTGTCTCAGAAATGTGCAAGATGTACCGTGAAGCATACGAGGCTGGCGACTTTGACAGACCAATGGTCATCGTTGTTGATTCGTGGTCTGCGGCTATGACCGAAAAGCAATGGGAAGAAGCTCAGGCTGGTACCATTGTTGGTGACATGGGACAGAAGGCTAAACAGACCGGTGACGTGGTTCAGTCCATCACCCATCTGTGCAGCCACTTACCTGTCATGGTATTGGGTGTCGGTCACATCATGGACAATCAGGAAAAGTACGGAGCGAAGCACAAGACTACCGGCGGTCATAAGATGTTTTATATGGCATCGGGTTGTCTCATGTTGACCAAGGTGGCACTCAAGGAGAACGATAAAAATCGTGCTATTGAGGATAAAGAAGTCGCGAAGTATTGGGCGGACATGAAGGCAGGCATGACTGCGGATCACAAGAAGCGTAGTCAGATTATTGGTCACGTTTGTGTCATTGATAATCTCAAGTCCCGCGCATCCAAGCCCGGACAGCGCATCGAAATTCAAGTGCCGTTCAACACTGGTATGGACGCGTATTCTGGTCTGTTCGATCTGCTCATGTACGAAGGTGCCATCACGGTTCCGTCAATAGGTTGGTATCAAATCGGTAAAGGGGACACACTCCAGAAATTCCGCAAAGGGGATTTCCGAAAGCATGCTGATGCTGCGATGATATGGGCTGATGATCTGAATCCGAGTGGTGTCTCGCGCCCGCTTACCGATGAAGAAGTCAAAGCAGAACTTGCTGCGGCGGATGCTGAGGAAGACGAGGCTACTGATGAGTAAGTCGCGCAGAGCGCAGAGATGGTTCGACACGGTTCGTGACGCATATGATGACCTCGATGATGATGACAAGAAGGACACATTCATCAACGCGGTCATTGGTGCGTCGGAGTACTTTCTTAAAGTGGAAAAAGATTCCACCGACGAGCTTTTGATTGTCGGTAGACTTGAGAGCATGTTGCAAGAAAATACTGCACTCGGTTATTTCTACAACAGCGTTCACACTGACGCCCTCCAGATACGAAAGTATCTAGAAACGGTATTATCAGATTATGAATACAAGAAGTATGTTTGGTATCAAACCACATCTGATGGCAAAGCACTACTCGGCACCAAACCAACAGCGACCGATCTCAAAAATCACATCAAGGCGGAAGATGTGGTTACCTTGCTAAACGACTGCATCCGGCTTATTGCCGACCGCCAACATGTATTGGAAGACCTTCGGGAAGGATTCATCACCCGTGGATTCACTCTGAAGACCATTACCGATATCCGAATAGCAAAACTTGAAGAGGTATGGATCGATGGGACACGCGAAACAGATAACTCCTGAGCCGACTAAACCCGGTACGCTGATTGATATTGAAGGTGAAAGACATATTTTCAATGGCCTATTTTGGCAACCGTTACGCGGTCGTGAGCTAAACAACTCGTTGCAGACATACGGTGGCAGTTTTGTATGGCCGCTAGACCCTTATGCTGACGAAATTGACTATCTCTCGGTGGCTCACGGACTCGCATGTGAGATGCGTTACGGCAATCAATCACCATATCCGCTTCCGGTTGCTTGGCATTCGGTAGCATTAAGCCATGTGGTGCCCCAGAAGTACGCTCAGACGGCGTTAATTCATGACGCAGCCGAAGCCTACCTCAAGGACATGCCGCGCCCTATACGTCGTCAGGAGCCGTTCAAGAGCATCTATGATGCGATTGAAGACAAGCTACTGAGGACTTGCTTCGAATACTTTGGTGTTGACTATTCACTCATGGACGATGAGTTCCTGTATTACGACATCAAAATGAGTTGGTGCGAGATGACCGTATGGGCTCGTACCAGTCCTGTATTCGAAGCGAAGCTGAATGCATTACATATATCATCCCCCGAACGCATTGAAGATTCTCTCGACGAGGACTACATTAAATGGGTGGAGAGATGTCCGCGCCATGAAATGTGGCAAAGCGCTGAGAAGGCGTGGCTAGAGCGGTACGATGAATTATTCTGATGCCAACAGCAAAGATAGTTATACATGATGAAGTCAATGTAGAATTCCGTGGGGTAGACCCTGACACCCTCTATGAGTGTCAGGAAGAATTAACCTACTACGTCCCGGGCTACATACACATGGCGAAGGTAAAACTTGGCTGGTGGGACGGGCGAATCAAACTAATGAAAGCCTCGGGGTACACCAGCTTCAACCTGATTGAATACATCGACCCCATCCTAGTACAAGCGGGATATAATTTCGAAATTATTGACGAACGCTCTTGGGTCGATAATGTTTCCGACAAGCTACAATACATCGACGACTCTTATCTTAACGGTTTCTTAGATCGTGAGGGTAATCCGATCACGTTATGGAAGCACCAAGTCACCGCCGTCAACACAGCAATTGAGCGTGGGCAGGGTGTATTGGAACTCGCTACCGGTGCAGGTAAAACTATCATCTGCGGCATCATGGCTAAGGTGTGGGCTCCTCACGGGCGCGTCGTAATTATTGTTCCTAGCATCGACCTCATTCTCCAAACACATTATGAGTTTCAACAGCGGATGGGATTGGATGCCGGTATCTGGTATGGTGAACGCAAAGAACGTAAGCAAGTTACCATAGCTACATGGCAGAGCTTGGATCACTTTCCTGAACTGTTCAATGAAGTTATCTGTGTCATCGTGGACGAAGTACACCAAGCCAAGGCACAGGTACTAGGTGAGATGCTGTCCGGTCCCGCTGCTAATGTTCCATTCCGATTTGGTTGCACGGGAACGCTTCCAAAAGAAGACCTATTCCGAAAGCAAATCGAAGCTACGATTGGTAAGCACATTTACGTGGTTCGCTCGAAGCATCTACAAGACCTTGGCGTGCTCGCAAAGGCGGAGGTCTACCAAATGAAGTTGGGAGACTCGAAGAATCCTACATGGGAGAAAGCATCAGCCCACCATGAACTCTGGAAGGACGAATTGGATTGGATGTTTTCCGATGAATTCCGCATGATGTATTTGGCTGTCACCATCGAAGAGATTGTCGAAGAGTTCGGCAATACGTTGGTGTTGGTTCAGTACCGTGAACACGGAAAGAAGTTGGCAGCATTATTACCTGATGCCATATCGCTTGATGGTAGAGACAAGAATCGCCGAGACCACTACGAGACGTTTAACAATAACGACAACGGTTTGCTTATTTGTACATACGGCATTGCATCCACCGGTATCGACATACCCAGAATTTTCAATCTCGTCATAATTGAGCCGGGGAAAAAGTTTGAAAAAGTTATGCAGACTCTCGGTCGTGGTTTTAGAATAGCCGAGGACAAGGACCATGTTAACATCTTCGATATATTCGGAGACTCTGGCTTGAGTAAAAAACATGCCGCGTCCAGAAGAACGTTTTATAAAGATGCCCAACAACCATTACAAATAATCGAGGTGGAGTACTACGATGTTAATACTAACGGCTGAGAACGAAGTTCTTAATACGGACTCTATGAAGGTGGGTGAGGTAGTTCATCACAGCACCCTAAGTTTCCAAGACCCCGCAAACATCGATTTCTATTTTAACGTGATAGAATTTCTTGAGGAATTCTCATCAGCGTCAGTGACCCTACAAATTGGGGAACATGAAATCGTAATGCCATTGCACTGGTCTATCATTTGTACGGATTTGGAATACCTTCATTCCATTCCGTTGTACGAAATTGGTGGGAGAAACTTTCCTGCCTTTTGCCTGAATCCGATTGATGGTTTCAGGCCAGAGTTTTTGAAGGTACGACAGGGTACTATATTCCCGCAAGCCAATTGGACATCTCCGCAGATGAACGACAAGGACTTACTTGTAGTTCCACTGGGAGAAAATTCTAGCCCTTATCTCGCCGATGGGGTGAAACGTGGTCCGAATTGTGCTATATTCTCTTCCAGTAAGGTCGAGATTTACAAACCAATCGGCGACATCTGGTAAAGGACAGAGAAATGAGAGATAAATTAATTGAAGCGATACGCGCCCGCAAGGTAGTCGAAGTGGAATACGAGTCGAAGGACAAAGGTATAGAAACCCGTGTATTTTACCCGTTCACTGTCGGCAAGGCATCCAATGACAAGTACGCAGTTTTCGGAGAGCAGATTATCGGCGGTGGCGGTTCACATCCGGCACGATACAACATGGACAACATCAAAAAGGTTTCGGTGTTGAATACTGACATTCCAGCAGAAGCGCCACACGACTACACCGTTGTAACAGCGCGGTGGGAAACTATCGAGGCGACTATTGCTCCACCGAAGTAATTATGGCGAACAAACTCGACCTCTTTGCTACCCTGTCCTACCTAGATCAAAACAATCTAGGGGTGTACGACTCGCTTCGTGCGGAGCCGGAAATGCTCAAGGAACTGGAACGTAATGTTTCTTGGATGCTCCCCCAGTGGGTAACCGGTGCCACGAGCGATGACGCGCATGCAGACCTTATTGACAGTTTCAACGTCATATGCAATGATGGGTGGTTCGACCTATATGGTCATCCTGAATTACAGACGAAGTTATTAGCGTGTTGCGGGACGGGGCGGAAGGTTCGCCACAAGTATTACAAACCGTCAAAAATTCTTCATCTTAGTAAGATGATGAAACTTCTGGAAGGTAAGTACGAAGATATTCGGGAGGAAGAGGTAGAGATGTGGGTCCGTCGTTCGACGAAGGCTGGCATGATTAGCTTTGCAGAATCCCTCGGGTATCAGGAAAAAGAGGTCAAGGAATTGACTAAAACATTTGACGCATTGAGGAAAGGCTAATGTCGCTTAAAGAACGCAAATACAAGTGCTCGTTTTGTCGCCGTGACTTCGTAAGGAAGACATGGTACGAAAAACACATGTGTGATAAAAAGCAACGCTTTATGGATCGTAACAACATCACGACCATCAAAGCCCATCGCCTATTCAATCACTGGCAACAGCGAGCCAAGATGCTACGTCGTGGTAAAGAGAAATCCATTGACGAATTTTGCAAGTCTCCATTTTTCAAGGCGTTCAATCGCCTAGCAGAATTCACGTCTAATGAATACGTAGTATCAGGGTTCAAGTACATTGATTGGTTGGTGGAAAATAAAATCCCAGAGGCGAAGTGGTGTAACCCCCGCGACCTCGACGATTACCGTGCCTATCTACGAACCTCAGAGGAACCCGAGGCGCAAGCCAAAACATCCTGTAAGAACATTCGTGTGTGGTGTGTGGACAACGACATCAGCATGCCTGAATTCTTCAAGACCATTACGCCCGGGCAGGCTATGAGTATGGTTCGCGAGAACAAGCTAAGCCCGTGGGTTCTCCTCGGATATCAACCGTGCGTGGATGCCCTAACTTCGCGATTCAAACAAGAAATGCTGTTCACTCTGAACGAACACATCAACGTCCCTTACTGGTTGGAAAAGACAGAATCGGATGAAGTTGGTATGGCTACGGTGAACAAAGTGTTGACTGAGAAACTGCATGCTGTCTGATGTAGAAATCCCAGATGTTGACTTGGACGTGAGTGACCGAGATAAGGCACTCACGGCTTTGCGAAAATATACGCAAGCATCACAGGTCAACAATGACCAAGTATTGGTTCCGCACAACACTGGAATTTATTTTCAAAAAGTACCAGTAGACCCAATCACGAAACTGTCTGCGTTTCCATACAAGGAAGCCGAGGTAATTGGTTACTTCAAAGTAGACCTCATCCCCAATCATGTGTATGACTTAGTAGAATCCAATGAAGAATTGGATGAGCTATTGGCTGCTCCGGTGAACTGGGAATGGTTTCAGGATAAACAGTTTTTTGAAGCGGAAGACCGTAGATACCAATTAACCCATCTGGCTAACTATCACCACCTGTGTGAAATGTACCCACCACAATCCGTGGAGGATATATCGTGTCTGCTCGCAGTGATTCGCCCGCGAAAGAAATATCTAGTGGGGCAACCATGGGAATTAATCAAAGACACGGTATGGGAAAAATTGGACATCGAGGACGACACGCATTATTTCTTCAAGAAAAGTCATGCTGTTGCGTTTGCGGTCCTCGTTATACTCCACGCTCAGCTAATAGCAAAGAAACTCGGACAAAGCGAAGAGTACTTCATTTAGAGGATTACTGCTTCGACTTCACCGATGCCATCTGCATCATAGGACGATAGGGCTTTAGCAAACACGGCATGAGGACTGACAGTCTTCTTCTCATCAGCCGTCAGCGCCCGCGCACAGCCTTCATCAGCGCTCGTTATGAGTAGGTCACCCTTCCTTACCAATCCATATACTTTGACCGGCACACGTCCACGTAGGGCGATGTATGGGGCTGTATCGTCATCACCGGCATCACTGTTCATCATGAACGCAGGTTTGGTAGACACAACACCCAGAACACGGTCGTCTGCTTCGTCAAGGGAACAACAAATATCATGGTCTTCGTGGTCGCAGATAACAACAACGTCACCCGGTTTCGGTTCGCAGCAACTACAGACTGAATAGCGTTCCGCTAAGTCAGAGTACTGTGCAGCGGTTGCAGTACCATCGAAGGTAGTAGCATAGACCGTACCGAGTCGTGTTCCTGATGTTGCAATGTCTGCACCACTTGATGTCGGTAACCAATCACCGCCCGAACTGACGCGCCAGCGTTGAATACCACCAGTGGCGAACGATAGTATATTCGCACTACTACTGTACATCCCAGTATCATCATCCCCAGTGAATGAAAATCCCGGACCAGCCGCAGTACCACCAGCGCCACGGTATACCGGTAGGGCTCGTATATCCGTTGCATTGATTTGAAAATGGTCTACGCCACCTACAGCAAATTCAAGGACTCCGGTACTAGATAGGTACATACCAGTATCACTATCATTAATGAAGGAGTAAGATGGTGCCGACTGGGTTCCGTCTTTAACCTCGATACCACCGATGTCCATATTTGCTGCAAGAACTCCGCCAGCACTAAAACTAATCGTGTCAGCAGCAGAACTATAAAAACCTGTATTAGGATCGTTGCTGAAAGATATTGCAGGAGTAGTAACTAGACCATCACCACCACGCCATAACAGCGAGCCGTCGGCTGTCGTACCACTAAAGCGTATTGTTTCTGTTCCGGTCGAAACCAGTGCGACTTCACCGAGTGTACCGTCATGTAGGATACCACTATTCAGGTCACCGTTGAATGCAATAGACGGAGCACCAATAGCACCACCATCGCCGACGAATTGCGCGGCGTTACGCATGCGTATACCAACAGAATCAAAATTAGCAATTTCTGCACCGCCAGCCGAGACACCGATGGAATTGGTACCATCAAGATAAAATCCATTATCCGCATCGAGAGAGAATGCAATACCGGGATCGGTAGCAGAACCACTGGCGATTAACAATTGAGTACCGGGGTTAAATGATAGATCGCCGGTCATGGTATCGCCGGAAGCATTGATGAAGTTGTCTTCAACATACTTGCGGTTAGGAATATCATTGTCCGACAACACGAGGGTTTCATATGATACGATGGTTGATGCTAGTGTTCCGTCAGATTCGATAACGAGGGCTTGAGTACCACCGGTTGAGAATCCGAGTTCATTAGCACCGACTTGAAAAATACCGGTGTCTTCGTCGCCGTTGAAAGCAAATGCAGGAGCCGTTGCATCAGCAGCGGGGTCGCCCAATAATTGAGCACTTGCTGTCATGACGATATCACCAGCAAAAGAACCACCACCAGCACCAGATGCTATCTGTGTCCATACAGCAGTATCATATACCCAGAGGGCAGAGCCGCCAGTGGTACCACGAATGTATACGTCACCGTCGGAAAATCCGTCATCCATGGGAGTCGGAGGAGTTACGGTTGGGTCGGCAGAACCGTTGTAAAACGTTGGACCATTAAGTCCAAGTCGGAAAGTTGGTAGGGTTGTTCCGATGGCGTCGGTGCCACCCCCTATTGTGCGGGCAGTGTATAAAGACATTTACCGTTCTCTCTTAGCGGTTATAGTTTCTTTATCTATTTACAACGATTGCAAAGCACGCGGATATACTACTAAATCATGTAGCGCAAGCTACCTGTGATCTGTTGACTATTTCTATTTTCTTTTTCTTGACGCGTTTGAGGTATTGTTCTTGGAGGGAGATGGTGGGGCCGTGGATTTCTTCTATGGATTTTTTGGGATAGCCAGTTAAGGCGTCTCCAAATATATCGAAATCTTGCCCGATATATGAGTCTACGGGGAGTGCCTGATTACTCCCCCACCACCATGTATCACCTAGTTGTAGGAAGATTTTTTGATGATTCTTGTCCCTAATCTTTTCGTAGTCGTAAAACTGTACCATTTTGGGCGACTCGTTTTGGACAATTCCTACTTTGACTTCGCCAGAGGCGAGGACTAAGAACGTAAGAAACTCATGTTCGGCACGTGTTTCTTCGATCTGTGCCCGCGTTTTACTATCAATCATTATAGTTCAATTCCTAATACATAGACTGTTACAGTTAGGGCAGAAAATGTTCCACCTGCTGCTGTATCTACTTCAAACCGTACTATATTACCTGCGTTTGGTGAATCTGCTCCATTCTTCGGTTGCAAATAAACCACCTGATCTCCAGCACCAGAGGTGCCTCCCCAGTCCAAAGGAGTGTCTACAACGATTTGGTCGTAGTTACCAGATAGACCAACAGAACCGGTAGGGTTAGTCGGAGTAGCGCCCGGGGTATACGAGGTAGCACGAACGATAACTTCGGTCACGATGTGCATCTTACCAGCAGGAATTGTGTATACTGGAATCACGCCAGTAGACAGAAGGTCAACACCAGTTACGGAACCTAACAACTTCGTGTGCAACTGTGCATCAACGAAACCTTTGTTCACCGCATGATCATCAGCAGTCGGGTTAGCAACACTAACAATATTACGTCCGTGAACATCAACTTCGTTAGAGCCACCAGCCGGAGAAACGGTCAATCCGCTTGTTCCGCCGATTGCTAATTGCAGGCTTGTTCCGTCATGCCACATACCTGTGTCGAGCGCACCCGTGAAGGAATACGCAGGAGCACCAATAGTACCAGAATCGGCACTATGCTGTGAACCGGAAGACATGATAAGGTCACCGGTCATTGTGTCACCGGTTGCGAGTACGAATACACCGCTCGACAGACCAGCGATTTCGCTGTCTACATAAGCCTTCGTGGCTGCGTCTTGAGCTATGGATGGGTCAAGCAGACCAGTAATTCCGCTACCACCCATGGCGATAGGACCACCCATTGTTCCACCAGCTAATTCTAGGAACGGTCCGGTTCCACCACCGAGTCCGAGAGCAGCAATTTCGGTATCAACGTAATTCTGGGTTGCGGCGTCTTGCGCACCAGATGGGTCAAGCAGACCAGTAATTCCGCTACCACCCATGGCGATAGGACCACCCATTGTTCCACCAGCTAATTCTAGGAATGGACCTGTTGCACCACCAAGACCGAGATTAGTAATTTCGGTATCGACGTAATTCATTGTGGCTGCGTCTTGTGCAGCAGCAGGGTCAGTTACGCCAGTAATAAGATTTCCACCCATGGCGATTGCACCAGACATGGTACCACCAGTTAATGGAAGATTTAGTGCATCAGCCGCGTCAACGAAACCTCGTGTGGCAGCGTCCTGTGCATTAGTAGGGTCAACAACGTTGTTGATAACGTTTGTACCCATGTTGATGGCACCAGACATCACACCACCCGCGAGCGGCAGATAGGTAGTACCGAGGTTCAGGTTAATGATCTCTGTGTCTACGTAGCTCATCGTGGCAGCGTCTTGTGCGGCTACTGGGTCAACCACATCAGTGATGCGTTGTGTACCCATGTTCAGAATGCCGGTCATGGCGTCTGCGCCAGACAGCGGTAGATATGGACCAGTTGTGGCACCGAGATTTAGTGCTGTGATCTCTGTGTCTACGTAGTTCATCGTAGCCGCTTCCTGCGGATTCACAGGATCAACGACGTTCGTTATTGTTTTGGTTCGTACATCAACAGATGCGGCATCGAACACGACACCAAGTACGCCGCCAATATACAAATCCAGTACATCATCGACACTTGAATTGAAGTACGTATCACCATCAGCATCGAGGATTATACTGTTACCATCCATATCGATGGTGCCAGCCATAACACCGCCAGCCAGTTCGAGGAACGGACCACCGATTACGGTAGTGATTGCATCGTCAACATATTTCTTGTTCGGGATGTCATCATCAGCAACAACCAACAATTCGTAGGTTGCGACTTGTGACTGAAGGAGACCCGTTGGTAGGATACGGAATGCATCCAATCCACCAACTGAGACACCGAGGGTATCAGCAGCAGGCCAGAACAGACCAGTGTCGAGGTCGCCCACGCATACTATGCTCGGTAGACCGAAGGTACCGGCGTCAGCTTCGAGTTGAATACCAGCACCGAATAGCAAGTTGCCAGTCATTGTGTCGCCAGCGAGGTCAACCTTGCCGTCGAGTTGTGTTTGGATGAGTGAAGTAACACCAGCTAGATAATTAAGTTCAGTACCCGTAATTATGACTGTGCTTGTGAGTGGTGCGATTGTGCCGATTACATCTTCGAGCTTGGTATCAAGTACGGCTTGCAGGCCGGTGATATCACCGATGCCAATAGCGCCACCGCCGGGGATGTTAGGGGCTTGAATGCTGGTTACGATATCGAGTGGTCCAGCGAATACCGGAATACCGGCAATAATTGATACAGTCATTGTCCCTTACCTCATGCTCTGGCAGCTAATGATTCTGCCACTCGTGTAATTTCCGGTTTTGCAAACCAGTCGAACTTGGGAAATTTCCACGCTTGTTTCGACGAAAAAGTTACCGACAGGGGCAATGCCATCCAATTCCAGTGAGACAAGGTCAACCCAAAGACGATCTTCTGCGGGCGTGGTACTCAGTGGTTCGTCATTCGATCCCTGTAGATGGATAGTTCCAATGAATGGGTCAGCAGGGTCGTCTTCAAATACGAAGGTTTGAACTCTATCTTGATCCAGTCCACGTGAAGAGTAGGCTACCTGTTTGTTATTTTGAACCCCACCGATGCCACCAAGGTCTGGGTATGCGCGTGCGACCATCTGTCGTTTCCTCTATCGAGTATTGTTTTTGTTATTTACCATTACAGAGACTTAATCATCTCCGCTGTTGGTATGCCGGAAGCAAAGTCCATCCGTACTGTTCCTGCACGTGTACCATTCCGGTTCACTTCTGCTGGAAATACATTGCCCGCTTCGTTTATCATAAATGCCGACCAGCGAACTAAACTCGTTTGTTCACTGGCAATTCGTGTCGTCTCATCTGAGGTTAGTAAACCAAAGACGCGACCGGTGTAAGGCTCTTCTACCCGCAACTCTTTACCGAATACAATCTTGGTTTGCCCCGGTACTAACTCGTCAATATCCATGTCCTGATTAACCCAGAAAACTATCTTCACTTTGAAGGGTACTAGGTTTAGCGGGACGCCATCTTGGTTGCCAAATACGAACTCAAATGCTTCATCCATCCCGGGTGTGATGCGTAGTACACCATCACCCGACCGGTTCTGCCTTCCGGGTAGGGATAGGTTTACACGAGGGATGTCGTACTCGACGTTGTAGATGACTCTGTTACTCATTATGGAAGTCCTTGACAGATGCACTGTATTTATGTTATTCTGGTGGGATGAGAGAAATTGATACATATGAAGACCTAGATGAGTTGGACGAGATATTCGGCGACTTGAATCTAACTATGCTTCACACTAATGAAAAGCATCGCGTATTTGTATACGGGACGCTGATGACAGGCATGCGTAATCATCATCGATTGGTAGATGGCGATGCCCGATTGATCGAGAAGTCTGCTCACCATCTCGGTACAATTAGCATGAAGAGCCGCGAGACAGATAGCGGGCATCGAGTACCGATGGTCGTGCTGGAACCGGCACATCAGCCGTTAGCAATTGTCATCGGTGAGGTGTACGAAGTAAGCAGCCAATTATTAAGCACGTTAGATTTGTTCGAAGGACATCCCGACGTGTATGCAAGAGACAAAGTTTTTGTCCAAGCAGAGAACATGTTTGAAGAAATGTGGATGTACATTTACGTAGCAGACCTTCCGGCTAATGCTTCACAAGAAAGCATTACCATTACAGAAGACGATAGGTTTGGAATTTTTCATCACAAGTGGAGAGGCTTATGATAAACAACATATTAGCAGTGTTAACATTAGGTATGATTCGTCCCAAGTTGGGACTGACAGGCTATCTTATTATTGCTGCTATTGGCGTGGCTGCATTTTACAATTCACCCCTTCACGCACAGCAACGGATGGATTACAATTGTGAAGATCACTTGCATGATGATTTGGCAGCAATGGCATGCAACATCTATTGGGAAGGACGCAATCAAGGTTCTAAAGGAATGATGGCTGTTGCTGCTGTTACTATATGGCGAGTCAGAGACCCCGATTGGCCGGATACCGTTGCCGATGTTGTATGGCAAAAGAACTGGTCTAAGAAATTTGGTCGAATGATCCCCATGTTTACTTGGACGTTGGATGGCAAACGCGACCACCCATTTAAGAACGAACAAGCACAATGGAATGAAGCATGGATTATTGCCCGTAATTTCGCAATGGATTCAGCACAGAAAGACCGCATGTGTCCTCATATACGCGAAACGTTGGATAAGTGGAACGCCATGGAAGAGAAAGGAGAAATCGTTACCCGCGAACCAATAGTATGTGAAGCATACGATGAATTTCTAAAATCAAAATATTACATGATGAGTATTTTGGACCCAACTGGTGGAGCTACTTTGTATCATGCAAACTACGTCAAGCCGTGGTGGATGGGCGCTTACGTCTTTTCCAAGACGGTCGGTGACCACCTATTCTATCTTAACGAAAGGGTAGTAACTCCCAAGAAAGAGGTAGAAAAGCCAGAGTAGCACCAAATTCCTCATGGGTTGACTAAATACTAGTTCAATCCATTTCTTGAAACGAGGAATATAATAATGGCTTACATTTACGACACAGACATCCTAGCGGCTCTCTGGACAGGTGGCGAAGACGGTGAAGAGCCGTATGCGACCTTCATCGCAGACAACCCCGACCTAACCGACGAAGATTCTGAAAACCGAATTCTTTCTACCATCGAAGCAATCCGCTCTCATATGGAAGTTCTTTCAGACCGTGACGAAGCTCGTCTTTTTCACTTCTGTATTTCTACCATGCTTGAAGGCTTTGGTTCTGGTGGTTTCATTTACGGCGCGACCTCCCGCAACGAAGAAGCTATCGTTGAAGGTAACATGCCAAACCCAGTGTTTGGGGCTGCTGACGAAATCGAATTTGCTGCTCTTGACGGCGTAACCGGTGGAGCATCCATTGCGATTGTTGTTGCTGGTGGTACTACTCTTGCCGACGTTGTTGCTGCAATCAACGGTACTGGTGCACTAACTGCTGTTGGTATCTTCGCTGAACCAACGCAAGACCAACGCCTGCGTATCTTCCAGACTCCTATCGGTGGTGCAACTGCCGCTGCTGGTTTCGTTATCACACGTGGTGTGGGTGCAGACGACCTCATCGTAACTGGTGCTGGTATTGTCACGCAAGAGCCCGGTGCTCGTGCAACTGAAGCTGGCTTGGCTGGTGGTTTCTACATCGCCCAAGTTACCAAGGTTGCAAACGAAGCTCGTGATCGCGCACTACGCGTGTTCCAAGGTCAGATTCGCGAAGCTGCACTGACTTAATCGATAATCGGAGGAAATTACAATGGCGTATGATTACGACGTTGATATCCTCGCTGGACTATGGACGGGTGTTGAGGATGCCAAGGAGCCTTATGCTTCTTTCATCGCTGCTAACCCCGACCTTACCGACGAGGTTTCAGAGAATCGGATTCTATCGACAATAGAACTCCTCCGCTCACATATGGAATTGCTACAGACTCGTGAGGAAGCCAAGCTACTTCACGAGTCCATTAGCAAACTATTCCGTCACACGGCGGGTGGTTCTAATCCATGGAGCGAGGCGGCTGCTGTTACCGGCGCGGTTGGTAACGTACCGGCACCGACATTTCCTGCTGGTGCCTCGATTGACATCACTATTAACGGAGCAACTGATTCTCCAGTATCCGCATCTGGCGGTGACTGTGCGACTACTGCTGCTGAATTGAATGCTGATTTGAATTCTGGTACCCCTGCTGTTGCTGAAAAAACAACTGTAATCCCCGTTGCTGATGTTGATGGCTCGCTAGGTTCGAAGTATTTTACCCTTAACTCGGGTGGCGATGTCACTGCGTATTATGTGTGGATGATCCATGCCGGTCGCGGCGAAAGCATGTCCTTGGATTTCACTGCTATTACTGGTGGTACTCTTCCAGTAGGTGCGGTCCCCGCTGCATATTTCGATATCACCTCTGCGACAACAACTTACCGTTGCTGGTTCAGTGATGGCTCGACTACGGCTCCTGCTGTTACGACCGAGACTTTGGTTCCTATTTCCTTTACCGGTGCTGATGCCGATACTGTGATTGCGGCTGCTGCTACTACAGCTATAGTAACCGGAACTGGTGATCCAGACTTCTCTGGGTTCGCCAATGGTGGCACCGCAGTTATAACGGGTACTTTGGTTACTGTTGGTAATGTAACCGACCCTGTTGATGGTGCTGTTACTACTGGGGCTCTTATTGGCACTACCACACAGGGTCTTGCTGCTGCTACTGATCCCGCACCGGGTGGAACCGGAATTCCGGTTGTTTATGCAGTCAATGACGCTTTTTCTACTATTGCTACTAAGGTTAAAAATGCTATTGATGCTAACGGCGACTTCTCTGCGGGTGAAGAAGGTACAATAACAATCACTGCTGCTGCGACTGGTCCTACTACTGATGCTGCTGATGTGGACACTGGGTTCGCAATCGCGGTTACTGTACAGGGTGCTGATGCCATTGGTGGCGTGAGTTCTGTTGAAGTGTACTGTGAACAACCCGGACCCCGTCTGGCAATTCGTGCCACGGAAGACTTCGTAACCTTCGAACTTGCAAACGGCACTGGTGGTGTTATTGGACCCGCTGGTATTATTCCCGGCGAGCGTTCGAGCAAGCCAAAGCAAGTTGCCGACCAAGGTCGTGACCTATCATTGGGACACTTTGCTGGTACTCCACGCGACTCCGTCCTAACTCCGTAACATTGACAAAACGTTGTCCGTAGTGGTAAAATACCACTATGGATAATTATGCCCACTATCATACTGGAATTGGTACTATCAAGTACGATCCTCCGCGTCACGGGATGCGGAAGCGCACCCGTGCGTCTGGGGCAAGCAATAAGGATTTTTGGTGTATCCTCCAAGTTGACCGAGAAATCACTCGCTACTATCGCTGGATGATTCAGCGTCGCCTGTGGGCATGGACGGCTTTGCAGCCTGATTGGTTGTGCCAACCTTCATGGGATGCACACGTGTCTATTGTGCGCGGTGAGATGCCTCGTCGGAACGTCGAACTGTGGCGCAAGTACGATGGAGTTAAGGTTGAATTTAAGTATGCTCACCACCCACGGAAGACCACAATGGAAGACCGTGCGAACCGGTATGCCAAGGATGGAGACTTCTGGTTTATCGATGTGGAGTGTCCACTTATTGACCTCATCCGTGACGAACTTGGGTTGCGCGTGCACCATGGTTCTCACCTCACTGTCGGGCGTACCTACGATAACCGCAATCGCTAGATTGATTTTTGCCAATCTCGATGCTATATTCGAAGGATGACAGATATTCTCGAAGAGTTCAGAGCGGCTATACCTGCGAACCGCAGGATGGGTCCGGGTGGTTGGTTAAACTTCTGCTGCCCTTCCTGTGGTGATCGCAAGTATCGTGGTGGCGTCGCCTTCACCCCTACGGGCGGGTGGCGCTATTACTGCTTCAACGGTGGTTGTGAATTCAATTCTCAGCCAGCCGGTTGGGAACCAGAGAATGGTTTTGGTGGGCGTGCACGCAAGCTCTTCGAACTCATTGGTGGTGATGTCCGTAAGATTCCTCTAGCAGAGAGAATGAAATGGAGCACTACCAAATTCTCTTCGGACGGTAGTATTTCCGAACAGGGTAAGAGCCTAGAAGTGGTACATACGTTCCCCGAGGTGGAATTACCCGACGGATGTCATTTATTGTTGGACGTTTATAAAGGTAACAAGTCCGCCAATAAAGTTATGCAATATGCCCGTGGACGAATGGGTCGCCAGTTCGTCGAGGACTTTCCATTATATTGGACAGAGAAACATCCGTACTATGTGATCATGCCATACTTTCATTACAAGGATAAAATCATTGGATACCTCGGGAGGCACATATACCACACCCACGGACCGAAGAGATTTCTTCAGCGTGCACCCAGTGATTATCTTTTTAATCAGCACCTACTGACCACGTACAATGCACGGTATTTGTTCGTAGTGGAATCACCGATGGATGCCGTACTCCTTGGTTGTGTAGCGGCACGTAATGATAGACTGACTGAGAAGCAAATCAACTTGCTTAAGGTAAGTGGAAAGGATATAGTTATGGTACCTGATTGCAAGACTGGCGAATACACCGAGTTCCTTCGTCAGGCTGAAGAAAATAATTGGTTTGTTGCTATTCCAGAATGGACGGGTAAATCAAATCCTGACTCATTGAAGACGACCGACATAGGTCGCTCGGTGGTCAAAGACGGCTTGTTGTTCACCATCGAATTAATGATGAAAGGGGCAACAAGGAATTTTGTAAGAGCAAACATTGAGTTGAACATCCGAAGCGTATGAGCGACGATCTAGAAGAAGAGATGGAAGAAGACCACTTCGCCGATGGTGGAGAGCAAGACGGTCCTGATGAGGAAGCCAGCTTGCCCGATCTCGATGATATGGATGATATGGATTCCGCTGAAGATTCTGAGCCGTCCGACTATACACAGCACCTATTGTTATCGTATCTCATCTCTGCGCCAGAGTTGTGGGTAAAGTGTTCACCAATTATAAAAGCTGAATACTTCGATCCCCAATATCGTCCGGTCGTAACAAACATCGCCGAACACTTGAAGAAATATAAGGACATGCCAACCCCCGAGATGATTCATACGGAAACGGGAGTGCGGTTGGATGTCAAAGACGACGCCGAAAAAGAATCAACACAAACCTATGTCTGTGACAAGATAGAAGAATTTTGCCGCACGACAGCCTTTCATGATTTCCTAGTCCAATCGGCTGAGGAAACAGAGAGTGACAAGAGCCGAGCTACCATCTCCGCTCTCATGCAACAGGCAGCACAGATCGAGAAAATATCTCTCACTAGGAATCTGGGCATCGAGGTGCATACCGGTACTGTTGAAATACTGACCCGATCAGAAAAAGACGACAACCTACCAACCGGATTCGCACACATGGATACGGCGTTCGGTGGTGGACTAACCTGTCCAAGTTTCAATATCGTCTCATGCGCCAGTGGTGACGGTAAATCGATTTTCATACAGAACATGATGGTTAACTATATCGAGCAAGGTACGAACAGTGTTTTCTATTCGCTCGAACTTGAACCTGCGATTGTGCTTAAACGTTTTGCTGCCATGATGACGGAAACTCACATAGATCACGTGTATTCCCATTTGGATAGTATCGGACATGCCATGCACACGCGTAAGAAAACCGATGGCGCTCTGTGGGTAATAAAGTTCCCCATGGTAGGAACTTCCATGGCTGACATCGAAGCACACTTCCAAGAATTGGAGATGCACACCAAACTCAAATTCGGTGCCGTGGCTGTAGACTACATTGACATCATGGAACCAAAGGCAAAGATCGATAAGTCCAATATCCACATCAAGGACAAATTAGTATCTGAAGAAATGAACGACTGGGCTCATGAACAGAAATTGATACTCTGGTCGGCATCACAACAGACTAAGGGTGCACAAGATGAGAAAGACCCACGGCAGTCTGGTGTTTCTGGTGGTACTCCGAAGATTAGTACCTGTGACAATCTCATCATAGGTAAGCGCTCAGAGGATGACATCGAAGACGAAAGATGGTGGGCTCACGTACAGAAGGCGCGTTCATCGGGAGCCAACAAGACTAAAATTCCACTACACTGGGATTCTCATACGATGCGTATGCGCGATGGTGATCTTGATAAATTCAAGGAAGCCAATCCTAAACTGTTCGGCTTCAGACGCCCAACTGAAACAAAATCCAAATCATCAGAGCTAATTAGAAATGATCCAGTAGCGCAAGAGTTAGGTATTGATATGGCTGAAAAGCCAGCGGAAACTGGAGTAAGTAAGAAGGTGGTAAACACCTTCAGTCGCCTCCGCACTTTTCATCACCCACAACAGGATATGCAAAATGACGAAACAGAGTGATATCCCCGGTATGGAACACGGGATGTTTTTTGAGCATTATGTGTTCGATCCCACATCCAATTATTCTGAGGCAGACCTTTTCCACATCGTTAAATTCTTTAACATCAAATTTGACGAGGATGTAGAGGCACCACACCCACGTCACTTTGACGGGAAGGTATTCAGACCAGAGGAGGACATCACGGTCGGGGAATTTGCTGACATATTAACCGAGTCTGGTATTTCTGTTGATGAAACGATTATGAACAAACTCCCGAAGAATTTACAAGATCAATTTGAAGATGGTAAGTTCGTACCCTTTGACGATTTCGCGTTAGCAGATTTGACAGAGTTCATGACGAAGTTGATGAACTTCAGACTTAGTACGCCAGAATTCAATGCGTTGCCTCAGAAAATTAAGAGGCAATTTATTGTTTTCACACGCGATGGGAAGAATTGGAGATTTGGCGATAGACCACCAACACATTAAATACGATGATGAAAGGTGATATATTCAAACAACTGATGGAGCAATTTTCTCCGCACACCGTGGGTGTACGAGGGGAAGAGGCACACGCCCATGCGGTCAAGTTTTTGGAGATGCTAGTAGCACAGATTCCAGAAGAAGATGAGCGCAAGAAATTAATGGCAACATGGATGCGCTCCGTGAAAGACCGTGACTATAAAAAGTTTGAACGGGCACTTAAAAGATATCATAGACGCCGAGAGGCAGGTACAGACTAATGAGCAAACAGATACATTTCGTCACAGGACTCCCGCGCTCGGGTTCTACACTACTGTGCAACATTCTCAATCAGAATCCCGAATTCCATGCCACCTCTACATCAGGCATCCTCGACATCGTTCTAGCTATTCGCAACCAGTGGGAAAACCTCGCTGTGTTCAAAGCCTCACCCAATAAGGCAGGCAAGGCAGCGGTGGTCAATTCCATTCTGCATAACTACGTCAGCATAATCGACCGTCCAGTTTACTTCGATAAGTCTCGTGGATGGATTGCTCACATAGAAATGGCTGAAGTCATCCTCGGTCGTCCGGCCAAAATGATTGTGCCGGTCAGAAAAATCACCGACATCCTTTCCTCTTTTGAAAACCTATTCAGAAAGAATGCTCACGACTGGCAGTTCCCACAAGAGAAGACTCATTACTTTGATTGGCAGACAGTGGAAGGGCGTTCCGATATCTGGATGCGCAGTGACCAACCGGTCGGGATTGCGTACAACCGAATCCGTGATGCTATCAGCCGTGGGTACCGTGACCGTCTACACTTCGTCGAGTTTGAAGACCTAGCATCCAAGCCCAAGGAAACAATGCAAGGAGTGTATGAGTTTCTGGAATACGAGTACTTCGACCATGACTTCGATTATGTCCCACAGGTTACCCAAGAGAATGATGACATTCATGGTATCCCGGGGCTGCACGTGATTCGTAACAAGGTCGAACCATTGCCATCATACGGTAATACACTAATCGGTGAGCAGTCTTACAATAAATACAACGATGCACAATTTTGGCAGACTTAATTTAATCAACGATAAACATCTGCGTTACGTGTGTCCAAGCCTGACCCTTTTTAATTTTGGTAACCATGGTGGTACTAATTCCGTACTCCTTAGCAATAAATTCCTGCGACTTGAATCTCTGTTAACTTACTTCTACGATTCTTAGAGCCCGTGACGCCAGCACGTTGCTCCAAGTCCCATAGATGCCCGCTGCTACCCCTTCCACCAATACTCTTATTATATCCAAAGGGATATAAAGCGTTATTCCGCATTATGTAAGTCTGTGCACGCCGGTTTGCCTCGATGGGTTCGTTATAACATTCGATTGTCTGGGAGATGAATGCCGCTCTACCATATTCTGCTACAGCTTCCTTCAGTAGGGGTGACCCCGTGCCGGTCATATGAGCGCTGATGCGCTTCTTGGGGTTGGTTGATAGTCCGACATACACCTTGTCGTTCACTGTGTTGACAATCCGATATATGCAATATTCCACTTTTGGACACCTTTTTGAACGTTTAGACTAAATATATTTACTGGTAACTCAGGTTCGCGGACATAGAAACCGCAACTACATAACTCAAATTGGAGAAATTACAATGACTACAGCACGTTACGACGTAAACAACGCTAACACCAACCGCCACGTTACATTTAATGTACAGGCTAGCGGTGGTGTACTCGATAACACATTCCTCGCACTGAAAGGTCCGGCGAATACATATCCTCACTACAATCAAATCGCAGGCGTTCCTACTGTTGAACAGGAATTGGCTCAGCTTCGTCTGAACCTTGCTGCTCGCGCTTTGACCGCTTACGCAATCACAGTTTCATTACTGGTTGACGACGCCGCTGGTATTGGTGGTCGCTTTAAGTGGACTGCTGAGCAAGACCAAATGGGTGCATTCTTTAACCAAGCTCTTCCGCCATTGGGTGCTACCCCGGGTGTTGACGAGTCGTGGCCTGTACAGGGTAACACTGCTGACAAGCATCACGTAGAAGACATCGTTGATCGTCTCGGTACTGGTGGTATGACTACTATCAAGACCAAGCCGGGTCTTCAGAGCCTTCTGGACTCTCTGTCTACCGTTTCTTACGACGGCGGCACGACTGGTCCTTTCGGTGCTCTTTCCATCACTGGTACTATCACTCTTCCTGACGGTCGCGTGGTAACAACTGGTGCTGCTGCACCG